GAGCCATACGGTTTAGCACTTCCAAGGGAGTTGCTTCACCAGTAGATCCGTCTGGATGTAGAGCGATTGAGTCGGTAGCAGCACCACCTGAAACAAAGCTGTTACGTGCAATTAACATAGAAGCTAATAAACCGTTGGCTGCTGCTCCTGCAATAGGATCAGTACCTGATTTATCAGCAGCTACTCTTGCAGTTCCTGCAACAGAACTAATTGTAGCCTGTTTGAAACCTGTCAAGTAACCTAGTACTTCCATGTCGAACTGATCTTTTAGGCGATAACCTGCTCTATCAGTTGCCATTGACTCAAAGTTTACATGAGAATGTGCATCTTCAATGTCATCAATTTTGAAAGCAAAATAGTTTGCTTTATCGACAACTAGAGTAAAGTCATCATCTTGTAGATCTTGTGGCTGTACTTGTGTGCCACGGGCGTATTCTTGAACCGTTATTTCTGGTTCTTTGATAATACGAACTGTATCACCAAAATTAGCGATCTCACCAAAATAATCATTGTTGGTGATGTCCTCGCATACACTGGTTTTACGAAATGCCGATTGCACTTTCTTACTGTAAATTACAGGTGAAAAGTTGCCATTCGGAAGGTTTCCGTAACCAGTAGCTGTTTTAAAAGCCATATTGGTTCCCTCCTATGATAGCTTATATCATGTAAGTTCAGGGCATTTCGCTGTTTGTCGGGTGTCCATATCTTAATTAGAGATAAGGGGCCAACTAGTAAAATGGTAGCTAACCTACTTCTAATTTAATGAAGTAACATACCAGTGTGTGGTCATCTTACGATGAGGACATCAGTATGTGATGTAAGGTATAGTTATACATATTAAATATGCATTGTCAACCTTTTTTTATCGTGCTGCACCAGAAATATCATAAATGAATGTTCCGTTGCGTATTGAATTGGTAATTGCTTCTTCATTAGCTTCATACTGTGCAGCAGTCATTCTGTCTACTTGAGACTCTTTAAATGTACCTTTTTTAGTTGCATCTGCATCTGCCTTGGGCATACCCTTAGTAGATACGCTAGATGCTGCCTCAGATGGTTTTTGTCTTTTAGTTAGTAATTTGTTTTCTGCTTTATACAGAGTGATTGCCTTACTACAGGCATATGCATCTGAGTCATTGTCGTATAGTGCTTCCTGTACCCATTTAGGTTGTACGGATGCCCACTCATGGAAAGCAGGATCTTTACGGATTACCTCAAAGTCTGGGTGTAGCGTTTTTAATTCGCTTTCTGCTTTCTCACGAACTACGCCCCTCTTCATTTCCTGTAGTTCTTCCATCTCTTTTTTAATACTTGAAGATACTTCAGTAGATTTCTTGAGGGCTATAGACTCCATCATCTTAGAAACATCTGGGTATTTCTGCGACCATGCAGATATTTCTTCTTCTGTCTTAGGTAGCTTAACAGATTTATTAGCTAGTGCCTCTATCTGTTTCTCTAACTTTTTTATCTCTTTTTTGTGTTCGTCTTGTATACGTTGGGAGTGCCTACGAAGATCTCCATATCGTTTCTTAAATGTAGACTCTTCTGGATCTAGAGCATCTAACTGCTCCTGATTTTCCTCCTCCTCTTCTACTTTATTTTCTAGGGCCTGTCGTTGTTCTACAAGTTCTTTTAGTTCTCGCTCCTCATCCATTGCCCTTCTGTATTTTTTAGTTGCTTGTACTACGTGTCCTTTAACTGACTGATCATCATGTTCTTCTACTGACATATTTTACTCTCCTTTGTAGGGGCCTCAAGTAGCCTTTCTTTATGAAAGGGGTATCGGGTAGCCCGTAGTGTCTGCTTTCTCATCATTTCTTTGTGAATTTAATACAGATGATGCTAGACTATTGCGAATAGGAATTTTTCCTACTCCTTTAATATCTATTGTTTGATTTATAATTTTTTGTAGATCTGCCATGTCAGTCTCAGATAATTTTTTCATTTGTTCTTCTATTTGTTGACCTGTATTTTCTTCTCTACCATATGTATCATCTAGTGTACCCGGAACAGATTCAGCAAACTCGCTCAAGCTATCTGTAAAACCAGACATTTTTTCGCTTACTACATCGTCTAATCCCGTCATTCCCATAATACTTGCTGTTACACTAGGTACATTGATACCTACAGTATCGCGTCCTGTCATAGCATTTATAGTATTACCTACCGACATAACGGCTCCTATTGCAGGGTTTATTCTACCTAGTACTGTAGCTGCTACATTTACGAAGTCAGTTATTCCGGGGTTAGCTTGTTGAAATCCTCTTTCTGTCATTGCATTTAAATCCATTTCTCTACTAGTAGGATCAACAGCAACTCTTGCTTCTGCTATTTCATCTAGAAGATCTTCTTTTTCTTCAACGCTCATTTTAGACATTTGATTCATCGTACCGGGAGATTTTGTAGCTCCACTCCACTGCATTACATTTTTTCCCCACGGACTTACACCTGCTAAAGAAGCTGCTACATTAGCTTCTTGAATTTCGGCAATTCCTTCTGTTATTTCTTGTAATTCTGCTGTTGTAGCTACTCCAAGCCCTGTCTCTTCATCTTCTCCTGAAACGCCTCCACCTATTCCCTCATTGGGGCCAGTAGGTTCTCCCATATCTCCGCTTACATTGCCTCCATTCTCCATTCCAATAGCTCTAACTGTAAATACTAAATCGTCTTCATCAAACTCATCATCATCGTCAGCGTCAGCTATTTTTTTTTTACCGTCAAAGTCTACTTCTTCTTCTTCCTCACCCATGTCTTCTTGCATATCGTCTATGTCAAATTCCATCATTTCAGGCTCTTCCATGCTATACATCTCTTGCATCATAAGCATAGTTTCCTCATCCTCATTACCTTCCTCTTCCTCTTCTTCTTCCTGTACCTCTACTTCTTCTTCTACATCGTCATCATCATCTACTTTGTGTAATCTACCATCCATTTCCATAGACATAAGACCGCACTTAGCCATAGTACGCATTTCTTCTAGGTGCTTTAGGCCCCAATATCGCACTACGTCAGCAGGTACTACATACTCGCCCTCTGACAAAAGCACAGGTACATCATCTGCAACTTCTTCTTCTAAAGATCCAAAGGGTACTTCTACCTCTTCCATATCTTCCATGTCGCTAAACATATGTATTACATTAGTCATTGTCCAGTTCCTTTTGTTTCACGTAAAACATTAGTCTTTAGTTTTAGTAGTTGGTCTATAGTAGACACTTGCCCCTGACACCTATGTATAGTTATAGTATCGTCAGCATATGCCATAGTAGTTACTGCTCTTTCTTTTAAATAAATTAAGTATTCTTCAAGATTTTTGTACTTAGGATTAGATACTAAAGGATATAGTTTTTCTAGTTTCATTGTAGCATACCCGGTGGTAGACCTTCATTCGGTGGGGGTGGTTGCATCTGTGGTTGTGCAGGTGGAGCCTGTTGTGGTTGCTGTTGTAGTGGTTGCCCCGTAAACTGTTCTTCACCCGGTACTGGCGCTGCACCTACACCTATGTTACCGCCACCTACGCCTGACATATCCATAGGCTGTTGCTCTGGCCCACCTTGACCCATAGCTTCCTGATTTTTTTGCATTAGGTAAGTCTGACGTAGCATTTCTTCTGGCGTATTTGTTACTTTGTTTGCATCTAGCATCATAGACTTAGCTATCTCGCGTATAATAAACGGAAACTTAGCAAAGGGTGCAAGTACTGGATTACTTACAATCTGTAAGAAAGACATAAGCCTTTGTGACCTTACTTCATTTTGCATCAGGCTTTCTAGGCCCCTAGCCTTAACTTCTAAGTCACCCTTTATGTCTTTATTGTAGTTAAACTGCATATTAAATGCAAACATTGCCTCACCTAAAGGACGTAACAGGTAATCATCAAAGTTCTTTACGACTGTCTTAACAGATCCTGCCGCTGCTCCCATAAGCATCGAGATACCTGCTGCCGTTCTACCTACACCAGTTACACCAGTTTGCCCATGTGAAAATGAAGGTATACCTGTAGACTCATCAGCTAACACTCTAGCTTTATCAAACAGTTGCATATTTTCACTGCTTACATTAGGAAACTTAGTGCCAAATATTGCCTGTCCCGGCGCACCGCCCTGTCTTCTAAAGACTTTACCGGGGTATACGGTCAGGTCTTGGCCCGGAGTCAGGTTAGTTTCGTCTACTTCTATCAGTAAATTACCTGATAATACAGCATTATCTACTGCCATACGCATAAATCCATTCATCAGGGTCTGTGTATCGTCCATGTTTTCGCCTACGCCTATGCCAAAGAAAGCATATGGGTTGACTTCATATGGCACTGCACAGTATGGAATACGCTTTGGTAGGAACGGATTGACTACAAACCTGAGTATCTCATTATTGCATATCCAGACGTTTACGTGTAGGTCATCTACATCTTCATACTCGCCGGGAATCTCTATGCCCGACTCTTCTGCGATAGCCCTGTCTAATATACCCCAGAACTCTAGTGCCTCGTAGCGTTGTGTGTTATAACTGTGTGAACTGTCCTCATCTTCTGACTCTAAGAGGCTACTCTCCCACCATTTTATAGAATAGTTCTCGCCCAACTCTATTGCTTCTTTGATAGCGTCTTCTCTAAAGAATGGTCTATTGCGTAATGCACGTAGTTGAGATCTTGTAAGTTTATGTCGCTCTATTACGTAGTCACAGTCTTCTATCGTACTTGCATCTGGGTCAGGGTAGAAATTCCAACCAGATACGTAGGATATTTTAGGCACTGTCTTAACTGTAGGATCGTATTCACCCTCATCTGTCCAGTTAGGGTACTCTTTTGTTGTAGCAAATGGGCCTTTTAGTACACCAGTACCAAATAGCGCACACTCAAACGCTGCATTTCGTAGGTGCTTAGTAGCGTCTGACTCTTCTAACTGGTCTTTAATCTGCTTCTCCATCATCTTTGCAGCAACCATTGCAGGATGAAAGTTGACAGATGATTGTGTTATACCGAAGCCCTCTTTCAATGTATCTACATCATCTAGCGCATCTTGTAGTGGGCCTAATCTTTCTTCTAGGTCTTCTAACTCTGTAGCTCCGGGGGGTAATACTCTACCATCTCCCTCATAGCCGTATAAATCTTTTGGCATCTCGCCCGTTTCTACGTCTGCTGGAGCGTTAGGATCAAAGTGTACTGTCTCAGCTACACCTTCTGGTAAGGTAGTAGGCTCTACTGACAGAGGAAACTCGTTGTTTGCAAGTAGTACGTCTACAATCTGGCTATACGCTGCAAGTACTTTTGTCTTTGTTACTTTAATAAATACACGGGATTTTTCAGTCTCCGTAAACTGTACGTCAGAACTGTATACACCCCTGTAGTTCTTATATGCTCTGATCCAGTTGTTTTCTTCTGTGTATCGTGCATCTTCAGCCCTAGTAAACTGCTTCTGTATGTAGTCAGTTAGGCCAGTTACGCCCTCATCTGACTCATCATTCTCTAGGAATGCGCTTTCACTGTCTTCTATAAACTCTGAATCGTAAGCCATATTTTACCTTTCAATATCCGAATGTAGCATCAGCAGGTTCAAATCTAGGTTTGGGCGAAGTTGCCGTACCCATATCAAATATGTTGCGAGGCACGGGTCTAGACTGTATTCCGTACCTTAGTGCATCGTATAGATGATCCTCTGCATGAGTATCTACATCCTCTGGATTTCTTTTATCCAATGGTATTATCGGTAGTTGAGATATTAGATTTGTACACGTATTGAATATCTGTATACCCGGCATATCTGTATCTTCATCTACTGATAATAGCCTGTGTACTTCATTTTTTCCGCTAACTCTACTACCTTTACTTCTGTCGGAGGGTCTAAATCTACACCCTTCCATTATCATTTGCTCTGCTAGGCTAGGCCCTGTATCGCCCCGCTTGTGCCAACATGAGGAGTCAAGTACCCCATACGATATTGTGCCATCCTCGCTCTCTAAATTTAATATCAGCCTAGCTAACTCTATCGCCAGTACTTTACGAACATACAACTCCCTGTATACAACCAGTGTATCATCTGGCGTAACAGCAAACCACAAAACAGCAGAGTAAGAGCCATAACCATAATCACACGCCCTAAATTTTCTCCAGTTACTAGGTACTTTATAAGGCGTAGTTACGTGTATACTTCTGTCAAACTCTGAGAAGGCTGCACCCTCTGCAATATCCCAACTTCCATATAGTAGCTGTTTTCGCTGTACTTCTGGCAAAGACAGTAACATTGTTTCGTAATCACCCGTATTGTACAAGTACGGATTATCTTTTAAACTAGCAGGTATAAATCGCCTCTGGAATAGAGGATCACCCTCCCTGCTATGTCCTTTCGGATACCTTAACACTTCTTTAGTATCTAAATCCCTAGCCCAGAACGACTTGTTAGGCGTGGCAGGATCTATAAACATTTTCTTAACCCACGAATGGCCGGGGCCACCGGGGTTTGTTGTCGCTCTCATAGACACTTGTATATTGGGATTAATAGATCTTAATCTCGACCTGAGATAATCCCACGGAAACGATGTAGGGTATTGCGTAAGCTCGTCAAAACCCACGTAGGAAAAACTTTGACCTTGGTAACGTAGAACGTCTTTATCTTGTTCCAAGTACGTGAGCCATATCCTAGCACCCGATGGAAAAGTCCACTGACTTTTTCTTTCAGACCACTTAGCCCCCGGATAAAACTTTGGATAGATTTCTGTAGACTTATGGATAAGCTCCCTAAGTTCATCATTGGTTCTCCTGAGTATTAGTGCGCTATGCTCTGCATAATCACAATATCTAAGAGGGTCTATCAGTAGTGCAAAACTCTTTCCACCACCTGCTGCCCCTCCATATAGCACCTCCCTTTCTGGTGCATTTATAAAACTTTCCTGTGGCCCTTTGTTTATTGATATTCTATTAGAATCGTAATCCTGTTCTACAGGCTCCTCAACCTTGAGAGGATAAGAGTCCGTCTGCCCAACTGGTGTCGATTGGCTCTCCTCTTTTTTCGTTTGGCGTATAGAGGATTTTGTCTTGGATACTCTTTTCTTTTTCGGCGTACTCTTTCGCTTTGGAGGCGTAATGTCTGTACGATTGGACTGCATTCTGTCTATCTCTTTCCTTAGTCATTAGCTTATGTAGGGCCTGATATGTTATGCTTCTTCCTGTCCTAGCAGATAACCATCTGGCTACCTCCCTATAGCTACAGGACTTTAGATATTCCTTTGCCTCTACTAACGCATTTAATTCTTCTTCTACGGGTAGCAGTGTAGTATTGTCTACTGGGTTTGCCTTATACCCAAACGGTATCTGTCGGCTCTTACGTACTACGGGTCTCCACGTATTAATTTCTTCTGAGGGCATCGTCATCATCGTCCTCATCATATGTAGGTTCTGATTTTGGGGGAAAGATTAATAAACTGGGGGCATCCGTCTTTACAGTTATGCGCTCTGTTTTGACAATGCCTGTGCGGTCTAAGATCTCACGGGACGCTGCTATACGATCCCTGTTACCTAAAGCGGTAGGGTCAGTCAGTACGCCTGTCATAGCCATAGCTGCCATAGGGCCATTCGCCGCAAGGTACATCTGTGTCCTGTCTATGATCTGATCCTGTAATGTTCTTAGTACGGAGCTAGTCTTAGTGTTTGCGCTATACCCTGCTATCCTCATGGCCTCACGTAAGTTACCGTTGGCCTCATCAAATAAACAGTCTAAGAATACTTCCTGTCTATCTGTTAGTTCTTTTTTTATTGCCATTCATTCTTGCCTTTTTCATATCAGAAAAGGGGGCAGCCCTCTTCTTACTAGTAGTAGCTGTTGGTGTTGCTTTAGTGCTTTTACTTTTACGTGCCTTATTTTCTTGTACGATGCGACTAATACGCTTCTTCTGCTCTGGAGTTATTGCACCCCCATGACCCATTCGCTTTACCTGACCACCCCTTCTCAGGTTCTGGTAGTTCTGTGGCATATCAGTAATGAACGGATCGTCCTCTGGTATATCTTCAAAGCGTATGTTCCTGCCTACTATCCTGCTTACTAGTTTCTCTAGGGCGTTCATGTTTGCGTCTGTAGGGCTTGTACCTTCACCGTCTGACGCTGACCCTCTAAATCTAGATCTATCTGTTTTTTGTGGTGAGCCTTGAGAAAATGCTTTATCATCTGCTCTTGCACGAATATTTTTATTTTCTTCTTCTTTTACTGCATTCCTCATTCTAGTTATAAAATCTTTACGATTATTTTCAGGAAGTGTATCATCAAAGTTTTTAGGATCTCTATTTCCCATTTTCATAGTAAGAGGTTTTTTATTGGTATATAATGGGATATCGTTACCCCCAGCAGGAGGCCTACTCTTCACCTCGCTATTTGTATTTTTTTGCGAAGAAGGTTCTGTGGCCTTACGACTGCTGGAGATATTCTTTGTAGCCCCACTTTGAAGTGGGCCTTTTGGAAAATTTCTACCATAAGTACCTCTTAGGTTATATTCTTCTGCTATATTTTTATCTTGTGCATTCAAGCGTTGTGTTGGAGCAATCTTTAACTCATCTTCTAATTCTTTTATTCTAGCAATACTATTATTATACCTTATTAAAAAATTTGCTCGTTCAATACCACCTTTAGGATTAAGGTCTTTAAGTTTTTGAAGATTAATTTTTTCTGCTTTTAACTGTGATTTCTTGGTAGTTATTTCTTTTGCAGTTAAAGGTTGATTTTTGTAAGCTCCTGTAAAATCGCGTTGTGCCATATTTATTTCCTATATAAGAGAAGGAGCAGTAGGTAAAGTATAAGCCTTCCCCCTACTGCCCTATTACATTCACAGTCCTAGACCACATCATACCTCGCAAGAATACGTATAGCTAGGCAGAATCGCTCTCGTCTATTGTACTTTTTAGCATACCTACGTAGTCAGTATACCCTTCCAAGTTTAGTGCCTCACACGCCTCTCCAAGCGTTATGTCAGGAAACTTCTCTTTTAGTTTTACCCAGATATAATATTCATCGCTACTGGGCAAAGCCACTGGGTCTATTAGTAACCCTGTCTCTAAGGTCTTGTAAAACCTCTCTAAAAGCATAATTCCTGAATCTTTATATAGTTGTACTGATTTAGATCTCTTTGTCAAGTTATTTTTTATCACAGATTACTCCTTTTTTAATTGACAAGCGCAGTAAAGTATGTTATAACTACGTTATCGTATGGGGGAGGGTAAATATATATACTAGTTACCCACTCCTACTATAAGTATATATTATTATATCAAATAATCCGCGATATGTCTACGAATTACTGTAGGCCGTGTGGGTGTCTAGTAATATGTCGCAAAGTGGTTGACACCCTATTTACCCTATCCGTTGCACATATGGTATATACCCACCCAGAGGGGGGTGGTGGCCCTAGCGTACGTATCGTATATAATAAAAAAAAAATAACCCCCAGCCCCCTAGTTAAAACCTACATAATCTATTCTATTTATTGATTATTCTATAAGCTAGTTAAGTTATGATAGAGCTATGTAGTTAATGCATAGGTTAGATGCTGTAGATATAACGTAGTTAAGTTATGTGTTTAAGGTATACCCCCATTGATAGTGTGTCGTTTTATATGGCGCGGGTTAATTACCCCACTAAAATAAATACATATATTGTATAATTAACTTAATTAATATATAGTGTTCCTATTGTTTAACTTAATTAGATTGGATTGTTATTATGACTACTTTAAATTTAAGAGATGAATTTAATTCTTTACCCGTTCATATCCAGAGTAAATTGATTGATTTGTTTGGAAAAGATTTACCCCTATTTTTAACCCCTAGCATAACTGAGTTGGGAAGACAATTTGAGCATCTCGAATTAGTTGGGAAAGAGCATACCCGTATAACGGGCAGAATTTAAATATGCTTTTCGATAACATCACGAACGAACATTTACAGGTAGCTGGTTTGTGCTGGCTACTTGTTTCTGTATTTTTAATTGCAACATTTTTAAGATAAAGGAATTTTATATTATGACTACTTCAAACCTAGGTAACGTATTGAACTTCTCAAATGGTGGTGAATACAAAGCTTTTACTAGTGATAACGAGCCACCATATCTTAACGTGTTTACCAGCCCAACATTAGTAGACGGGCAAGTTTACGTTAGGGATGCAGATAACCCCGATAGATACCTTGCTATTAATGGCGTTGGGAATAAGATAACGCAACACGTAGATTATTATACAACCCTACGCGATAAGATACCCGCCGAATTAGGTAACCCTACTATTAAGAGTTTTACTTCTCGCGGTGGCTTATGGCATATGGAGCAATATATCTTTGATGATATGGCGGGTATAGTTCATTCTATTAATGGTGGTAAAACTAATTTAAGTTTACAAATGCTGGCGTTTAGAAGTGTAGACGGTAAAACGTCAAATACTATTGCAACTAGTATGCTTTCAAGTTGGTGTATGAATACGCAACTATTCAACGTCGTTGATGGTAGTCAAAAGCATAAGGCTAAGAATACCAAGAATTTTAATCATCATTTTTTCATCGGTGATGTTACCGAAAATGCTATTGTGTTTAATAGGGTTATTCAAGAACAGCAACGACTAGCTCAATTAAAGATTAGTGAACAAACCCGTAAAACTTTAATTGAGAAAATCATACCTAGTGAGCGTATCAATAGACGTATGATAGAGTTGGCTAATGATAACGCTAGTTATTGGGGTAACACTGCCTATGCTATCGTAAACGGGTTTACTAACTATGCTAGTTATGCGGATGATAGAAACGGGTTTACTCTTAACGCTACCAATAGCAACGTAGACAATAGTCAAGAGCGTATGTTATCGCGCAAGGTACAAGTTCAACAATGGATGAATACCCCAGCGTTTTTGGATGCTGTAGCGGTAGCATAATAAAACTTACTTAAACTATTAAACCCCCTTGCTGTATTGCTTGGGGGTTTTCTTTTTGCCTATATTATATGGGGCCGATAAGATCGCGTCCTATTGCTTGTCGATAGCGTTTAACTTGCGTTTGTTAATTAAGGCCTTGCGACTATGATTAATAAACCCTACGGCCTTTAAACTTGTCCAACATAAACCACAATCCGCGCATCCATCAACCTTGTCCAATTGTTCGGGACACACAAACAATTCTTTATTCTTTAATTTAGTTTTGGCTATCGGCGTATCCATTGATAGCGCAGTAAAATTGTGAGAATTATTATTGCTATCTCTTATGGCAAAACGAAAACCATATGTAGATCTCAATCTATTTATATGTTTTGCAATATCTCTTGATAGTTTATCGGGCATACTATCGTGACGGGCAGTATATCCAAAAATATGCAACGCTTTAAATTTAATTAACATACGTTCCCAAAAATTCACATAAGATATGCTATCAAAATCACCTAGTACGTGAAGTCTAACTAAAAAACCTAGTGGATATTTATTAGAATAAAAAACTAGATCTTTTTCTATTTGAATTAATAAACTAGGATCTATTTTATATCGCGTGGCAAACGGCATATTGTCGCCATAACAACCATCATAAAAAACACAATGAGTTGTACACGTTGCACGTTCCTCTAGTGTGAGCGATACCATCGGGAAGCCTTTATATTTACCTATACTTATTTTCTTTTTAAGTTTTTTATTCGTGCTAATCTTTAAAACTAATTCAGTTTTACCCATGCCATCCGATACACTTTTAACAGTCTTGGGGAATAATGCGCGATGCTCTTTAATTGCTAATTCAGTTTTGGATAATTGCATTTTATTAAATCCAATATAAAAAATTAATCAATACAAGTAATACTATCTTTTATTTCTTTTAACTTGTCAATAGATAAATCATCTAATAAAAATGTAATTTCTTTTATTAATTCAATTTGTTTATTTTCTTCTTGTATTTCTAACTTGTAATCAATTAAACTCATGTTGTTTATTATTC